GGAGTGGGTAAAACCACTCTTGCTCGGACTTTAGATGCAGATACTACATTGTTCATGGATTTAGAGGCAGGTGACGCAGCCATCGAAGGATGGCCCATAGACGTTATCCGCCCTAAGACATGGGCTGAATGTCGTGATTTTGCATGTTTTTTAGGTGGAGGTAATCCATCATTAACTGACGATCAATCCTATAGCCAAGTGCATTATGATTATGTAGTGCAACAATATGGCGATCCCTCTGAAATGATGAAGAAATATGATACTATATTTATCGACAGTATTACTGTTGCTGGTAGATTATGTTTTCAGCATTGCATGGGTCAACCCGAAAATAGGACTAGAAACGGTACAATAGATACTCGTGCTGTTTATGGTATGCAAGGTCGTGAGATGATGTCATGGCTAACGCATTTACAACATATTCGTGAAAAGAATGTAATTTTTGTTGGCATTCTTGACGAAAAAGTTGATGATTATGGTCGCAAACTATTTGAATTACAGATAGAGGGCGCAAAGACAGGTCGTGAACTACCAGGTATTGTGGATGAAGTTATCACAATGGCAGTTATGACAGGTGACGAAACAACAGGCACATATCGTGCTTTTGTATGTCAGACGTTAAATGAGTGGGGGTATCCAGCAAAAGATAGATCGGGCAAACTCGATGTATTGGAAGAGCCACACTTAGGTAAACTTCTGACTAAAATGAGTGGCGGACAAAAGCAAGCAGATAAAGAGCTTACATTTGTTGATCCAGCCAAACAACCAACGTCTAGCAACGAAGGAGTAACAAATAATGCTTGACTTAAATAATATAACCCCTGATGAGGGTAACGACTTTTCTCTTATTCCACATGGAACTATTGCTCGTGCAATACTTTATATTAAGCCACAGTTGGATGGTGTAAGGATTCCTGATTTAGCACAAGATGCTATATTTAGGCAATCAGCACATTCTTCAGCTAAGTGGATTGAATGTGAATTTACCATCGTAGGTGGTGAGTTTGATAAACGTAAAGTTTGGCATAACATATTCTTTGATGGCGATAAGAAAAATCAAAACGGTGTTTCCGTATCAAAGGAAATTGGTCTAAGAACTCTTAGAGGTATTGTTGATAGTGCCAAAGGGTTAAGTCCAAATGATGTGTCATCCGAAGCTAATGCACTTAGACAAATACCAAGCCTTGAGGCAATCAATGGCATGGAGATTTGCATGAAGATTGCAGTTGAGAAAGGCACTAATGGTTATGATGACAAGAATAAAATGCTTGCACCCATGACCATTAATCAAGATGGGTATATTGGTGGTGGTAATACACCAGCACCTGCTCAACCTACTGTGCAGGCTCAACCACAAGTGCAACAGCCTCAAAATGGTGTAACTCCATCTTGGGCGAGTAAATAGGTTTCTACGAATATCTAGCGGCAAGACTGACCTTCGTCTGCTAGAACTCGTTTGGGTAGCACGAGTGCCGTAAAGCTACCCTTTCATCTAGCAGTGAAAGGTAATCCAATGAAAACATATGAACAAGCAAAAGAAGAGATGATTTTTCAAGTTAGTAACTTGCAAAAGGTTATTAAGTTTTTAAAAGAGAATGCTTTCTACGAAAAAATTTGTGGAAGTTGTAGTACTAAAATGCGTTTAAGAGTTAACGATTTTAGAGCCAATGAAAAAAAGTTTTGTAGTGATGCTTGCAGAGCTAGGGATCAAAGACGTAGAGATGATAGTAAACAATGATTCTTAGACCATACCAACAAGTAGCCGTAGATGATGCGTCTATCGCTCTTGATAAACATAAAAACACTATCGTTGTTGCTCCAACGGGAGCAGGTAAAACTATTATGTTGTCTGCATTAGTAGGCAAGAGATATAAAAAAGGCGATAGAATATTAGTCATACAACACAGAGATGAACTTGTACGACAGAATGCACAGAAATTTTCCCGTGTTAATCCAAACATATCCACAAGTATAGTTGATGGATCAGAAAAAGATTGGTCTGGGCAAACCATATTTAGTATGGTGCAGACGCTTTCAAGACCGAACAATTTGGATAACATGAAGCCTGTTGACATGGTTGTGATTGATGAAAGTCACCATGCAATAGCAGATACATATCAAAGAATTATTAACAGGGTCAAAGAAGCGAACAATTCTGTAGAGATAGTTGGCTTTACAGCGACTCCTAATCGTGGAGATAAAAAAGGTTTAAAGACTGTATTCAATAATTGTTCGCATCAGATTGAGATAGGAACACTTATTCGTGAGGGTTTTCTTGTACCGCCTAAAACATATGTTATTGATGTAGGTGTTACAGATGATCTGCAAAATGTTCGCAGAACTGTGTCAGACTTTGACATGGGCGAAGTTGAACGGATTATGAACAAGCGAGCCATCAATGAAAAAATCGTAGATGAATGGAAAGAAAAGGCAGGAAACAGAAAGACAGTTGTGTTTTGTTCTACAGTTGTCCATGCACAAGATGTATGTGATGAGTATCGTAGATCAAATGTTAGAGCAGAACTGGTTACTGGAGAAACTCCAGCAGAAGAACGAAAACAAATACTACATGATTTGGAACATGGAGACATACAAGTTGTTGTTAATGTAGCCGTACTTACAGAGGGCTTTGATGCTCCACCTGTGAGTTGTATTGTGCTTACAAGACCATGTTCATACAAATCTACAATGGTGCAGATGATTGGTCGTGGCTTGCGAACAATAGACCCTGAAGAGCATCCAGACATTATTAAGAAAGATTGTGTGGTTTTAGACTTTGGAACAAGTGTACTTACACACGGATCACTAGATGAAGGTGTTAATCTTGAGGGAGTTGAAGCTCAAAGATCGGGAGAAGCTCCTGTTAAAGTTTGTCCTAGTTGTCAATCAGAAGTGCCATTATCGTCTCGTGAATGTCCTATTTGTGGACATGAGTTTGGCGGAGAAGAAAAAGAAGCCTTAGAAAACTTTACTATGACAGAGGTTGATTTGATTGATAGATCGCCTTTTAGATGGCTTGACTTGTTTGAGAATGAGATTTGTATGATGGCTAGTGGATTTAACGGATTTGGATTAGTAGCACATTTAGATGACATTTCTGTATGCGTTGTAAAGCGTGATAGAGGTCGTGTCAGAGTTATTAGTGTTGGAACTAAAGAACAAACCATTGCAGCTGCTGATGACTTTCTAAGAGGCATTGAGGATAGTGATGGTGCCAAGAAAGGCAAAAGATGGCTGGGTCAAGCTGTTTCACCTAAACAAAGAGAAGCATTAGCAAGACATAATGTATTTATTAGACCAATGGATTTTAGTTGGAATAAGTACAAAGCTGCTTGTTGGTTAAATTATTTGTGGAATAAAAAAGCAATTGATGACAAAATTTTACATTATTATGAAGGAGGTAAGCGTGCATCGTAGCGAAGCGTTAAAAAAAGTAGATTTAATAATAAATGGGCCAAGGGCAAAAACTCATGGAGATGCCACAGAAACTCATACATATATTGCAGAGATATGGAATATATTACTTAGGAAAAAATTAAAAGAACCCTTAGACATCCATGATGTATATAGGGCTATGATTGGAATAAAACAAATTAGAAACAGCCAAAATCCAAGAGTAGAAGACAATATGATTGATATTATTGGATATGCGGCATTAGCAATAGAGGCAAAAGATGGCAAGACTACACGTTAAATATTATTTACATGAAGAAAACTCAGTTGGTGTTGAGAAGATGAAACAAGGCGGTCTTTACTTGCCTTTCTCATTTGCCTCTGATCCAAGAGAGTTATCAAATAAAGTTGCAGATACAATGAAAGACATCATTGATAAAAATAAGAATGAAGTTTTATCTGTGTATTTTACAGCTCATTTTGAAGGAGAGAAAGTTTTAGATGGACACTTATATGTTCAAGAAACCACAGGAGATGCAGAATGGATTACCCAGTCATCGGACACAGTGCACTAGACAATTTAACAAAGTTATTTGATAGGATAGGTTGGAACAAAAAAATAAATGAATTTACAGAAGAAGAAATTAAAGCAACAATACTTATCATGCAATTTTCAAAGAAGGTAGATGAAGATGAACAATATACAAAACAAGAACTCGATAAATTACTTCTTAAATATGTCCATGGACAAGATGAAGAGTCAGAACAGCAAGATGCACTCTTTTGAAGAAGTAATTGATAGTAAGATTGTAGAAAAAAACAAACGAGAACCTAAAAGAAAATATTTGGGCAGTTCTGTATTGGGCGATAAATGTGCCAGGAAGATTCAATATATGTTTTTAGGCCAGGAGCCAGATGAGGGCAAAGAGTTTAATGCCAAGACATTTCGTATATTTCAGATGGGGCATGAGTTAGAGAACACTATGGCTGGTTGGATTAGGAACGCTGGTTTTGATCTAAGGACCATGGATGCCAATGGCGAACAATTTGGTTTTGCTATTGCTGAAGAAAAGATAAAAGGACACATTGATGGCGTTATATGTGGTGGTCCATTAGACACGCCTTATCCTATGTTATGGGAATGCAAGACAGCCAATGATAAAAAGTTTAGAGATTTTAAATTTAAAGGTATTAAAGCTAATCATACTTATGAAGTGCAAGTAGCTTTGTATCAAGCTTACATGGAGTTAACAGATAATCCGTGTTTGTTTACAGTCATTAACAAAAACACAAGCGAAATATATTATGAGTTAGTGCCTTTCAATCAAGGTTTGGCTCAGTATGCAAGTGATAGGGCAGTTGATATATTAAAAGCAGTAGAACAAGGTGTAATGTTACCAAGAATATCTCAAACAAAAGATATGTTTGATTGTAGATTTTGTCAGTTTACAGAGACGTGTTGGAGTTAGGGTTATGACGACACAGAAGGTAGCAAAGTATCGCCATAACCTAGGGAGATGGTAGTGAATATAGTAAAATTTGGCAATAAAAAACACTCCATGTCAGCAAGAGAACTGGTTGATTTGATTAGTGATAGCGTGCCAGCTCATACACAAATAGAGATACTCAAACAAACATATCCAAATGGTGTTGTGCGGGGTAATTTGTTTACCATTGGGTCATTAAGTGGCGAAGCGGGTAAGTCTTTGAAAATAGATATTAACCCTCGTTCTCCATACTTTATGAAAGGTCAAGACTTTAATGGTTCTGATGGCGTGGGCGGTATTGTCAAAATTATGATGGAGGGTAGAAACATGAAACTGTCAGAGGTCAAAGAGTATTTTGCTGATTATATATCTGATAACAGACCTGTTGAAGATATAGTATCACCTATCATTAACACACAGATGAAAGAG